GGAAAGAGATTGAGCGGTTGCGGGAGGCGTTAAAACTTGAACGGCAATTAAAGGACTATGCTTTACGCGCTTTTAATGAGGCCCGTTCCGCCCTTCAGCAAAAGGAGAGTGAGTGATGAGTTTGCTAGATGATTATGCAAAGACTGTTGTAGATCAGGGAGATAAAATCAAAGCGCAAGCCGACGAGATTGAGCAGTTGCGGGAGGCGTTGCAGACAATAGCCGACAATGAAGTTGCGGAATATCCAGAAGTTGATATGATTCGTGATTTTGCATCTGCCAAATTAAAGGGGTTTAAGTAATGGACATTGTTAAAAGGTTACGCCAGCCGATAAATGAAAAAAAGGATTACTTTCTGTCTCAATGGCCGAATGAAGATGCGCATGTCCTTGATGCTGTTAGGTTTAAGGGGGCTGATGAAATTGAGAGATTGCGAGAAGCGTTGGAAGAAATAATGTATTATGACGTTGCGTGGCACTCAGAAGAAGTTGGAACAGTTGATGGTCCGTGCGCCGCTCTTGCCCGTTCCGCCCTTCAACAAAAGGAGAGTGAGTGATGATGGCTCTTGGGTTTTTTGCGGCTGTTATGGGTTTTTTGTGGGCGATGATTGCAACAGGAGGTGAGTGATGATCACGACAACCTTGAACCGTATCCGTGAACATTCACCAAGTCCGTACGGCTGGACGAAATTACTGAATGGCCTTGGTAAAACAAAAGCCGACGACGAACCATTGCCGTTTGCAACAATCCTCGAGATTAACGGACTTCATGATGCTCTCTGGTGCTGTCGTGTTGAGCCGCAATACGCGAAAGAATGGCGGTTGTTTGCAGTGACCTGTGCCCGACGTGTGGAGCACCTGAACCCTGATCCGCGGCTTAAGAACGTAATTGACGTTGCAGAGAGGTACGCAAACGGACAAGCGACGGATGGAGCATTGATTGCCGCACGGAACGCCGCAATGGACGCCGCATGGTCCGCCGCAAGGGGTGCCACAAGGTACGCCGCCGCCGCCGCAGTGGACTCCGCATGGGCCTCAGGGGACGCTGAACGGGCCGCCGCACGGGCCGTCGCATGGGCCGCAGAGTACGCCGCAGACGCCGCCGCATCGGACGCTGAACATGAATGGCAAACGCAAGAATTTCTGCGCGTCATTACAGAAACAGAGTGACGCCAACAAAAGGAGAGTAAGTGATGGATTACGAATTTGGAATGGAAAAGGCCTTTATTGTCACAACCGCTGACATGCTTGAAATTGCAGCGAGCGGCGGAAACGGCAGTGAATATGTCGATATTGTTGGTTTGATGGAAAATGCTGCGAAGGAGTTAAGAGAAAAAGACGCCGAAATTGAGCGGTTGCGGGAGTCGGCTTTAGAAATTGTTTATCAAATTGGACAAGGCGACTATGTGGCGGCAATGGATATTGCAGCAAAAATTGCCGAAGCCGCCGTTCAACAAAAGGAGAGTGAGTGATGATGGCTCTTGGGTTTTTTGCGGCTGTTATGGGTTTTTTGTGGGCGATGATTGCAACAGGAGGTGAGTGATGGATATTGCTGAAAAGATGGCTTCTGATATTGCATTAAATATGAATGGCGGAGAATGGAAAGATGGAAAATGGTATAGCAAATGCCACCGCGATGCGTGGATCAAGGCTGTCAAGCCATATGCCGACGAGATTGAGCGGTTGCGTGAAGAGAACGAGTACTTGAAGGCGCAAGCGATCAGCGAACAGTACAAGGCTGAGTCTGAGGGCGAAGAGCGCGGATATCGCATGGGCTATGTGGACGGCCACTCTGATGGTGCTGAAAGCGAATCAGAAGCATTTCGGAGGGGTTACGATGAGGGGCTTTCTGATGGTATGGGGATTGAGTAATGAGCAAGAAACCTGAAGGGCCAATCTTTATCGACCATGCAAATGCTTTGTTAAATCAGATGGCAATCTCCGATCTTGTTAAGCTCACGAACATCCTGCTTAACCGTCTTACAGAACGAGATTTAGCAGAAGTATTTTACGATCTTGGATATGAGATTGAAATATCACTTAAACGAAAGGAAAACGGGTGATGGATAAAGAAGAACAAGGCCACTGGGATCACGCTTTAATGGTCAGTAAGTTGACTGACGAGATTGAGCGGTTGCAGAATGTTAACAAAGCGCAGGCTAAATGGTTATACGATGAACAACAAGCACATAAGGCTTTAAGGGATAAAGTTCGCCAGTGGTTAAGGGATGATAATCCCGACATACTAAAGGAAACTGAGTAATGATTTTACCAGCTCAAACAATCCGCAAACTACAACCTATTCAGCCCTTTCACGAGCGCACCATCATAAATGGAATGTCTTATGGCCTGTCTCACGCGGGTTATGATGTTCGAATTGCGGAGGATGTTTGCTTGTATAATGGCGGATTTAGTTTAGCATCGACGATTGAGTATTTTGATATGCCACATGATTTAGTGGCAATGGTCCATGACAAATCCACATGGGCTAGGCGCGGTCTTTCACTATTCAATACAGTCATAGAGCCGGGTTGGAATGGCTTCCTAACGCTTGAATTGGTGAACAATTGTAATGAAATTCTTAGGATTGAAGCTGGTTCACCTATTGCTCAGATTGTGTTCATGCGCCTCGAAGAGCCGACCGAATCACCATACACCGGCAAATACCAAAACCAAGAAGCCGGGCCGCAAGCTGCACGAAATGAATAACAGCATATTTTCCTTGTCATTAAACTGAACGACGTTCAAAGTATCTTTTGCAAGTTCATTAATCGTGGAGCGTAAAATGGCACTGACCGCCGATACCATTTCAATCGACTTTTCGTTTGGGATGCTACCAAAAGTTTTGTTCACAACCTATACAATTGACACAGGAGACAAGGAAATGTCTTGGAATTACCGCGTTGTTTATGATCCAATCGTGTCTGCTCTGGATGACATTGGTGAGTACGCTATTCGTGAAGTGTTTTATAATGATTCTGGCGAGATTGCATTTTGGAGCGGTGAAGCTGCTACTCCAAACGCCGAATCATATGAGGAGCTTCAAGAGGAGTTAGCCAAGTTTCAGGAGGCATTTACGCTTCCTTGCCTAATGGCATTGACCGATGAAGAGACTGGCAAAGAAATGCTAGTTGAGTGGGTTGAAGAGTCTAATGAAGACGTTGACATCGCCGATAACGACGAATAATAGAGGCAACCCCCAGCGAGCAGCACTTGCTGGGGGACCACTAATTTAGGTTGGCCTTGTCTTTTTTTGTGTTCTGGCTTGGTCGCGCGGCTAATTGTCCGCTTGTTGTAAACACAATGCTGCAACGCTGTACGGGGGCGTGGCTTAAGATAATGTCTTGTGGGGTCACTATCCTGCTTACATAGCCCGTACTTTTTTACATAATGTATTCGCCACGAAACACCGGACGACCGCGAATCATTTCGCATAGTTCTGGCGGCATTAGATTGCCATCTTCATCAAAACTGATGACTGCAAATCCCATCTGAGAACGGCTAGGCGAGCCTTCAGCGTACTGGAACTGTGGGCCGAAGGGATCCGCCAGTGTTCCGGTCTCAATGCCCCACCGTGAGCCGTTTCTGTCCCGCATGGCGGTCATCTGTAGCTGGTGGGTGTGCCCCGTAATCATGCTAATCCCACCGTGAAGGGCGTTGTTCCAGCCTGCATGGATGCCGCCCCGGAAGCGATGCCTGATTTCAACGGTTCCGTTAAGTTCAAATGCCCAAGCAATTTCCCAATCGGTGAAATGCTCTTGGAGGGACAGGATATATCCATCAAGTTCGTTAGCGTTGGCTGCAATGTAATTGTCGATTCGGGTATCGTGATTTCCCATTGTCCAGAGACGGTGTTTGGTCTTGGGCAACATTTTAAGCCACTTTTTAGCAGTCTCAATTTCCTTCTCAATCTTTGGTGCTTTGCTGCCACGCACTGATGGATGGCGTGATACTCTAGCGCCATCGATAACATCGCCGTTCAGAATAATTCCATCTGGCTTGAGAGACTTACATACTTTTACAAATGCTTTATAGATCAGGGGAGGATCGCCGTCCCAAATATGAAGGTCTGAACCGATTACCCAACGTGTATTGGGTACTTCTTTGGTTATCATTCGAGGATAGTTCCACCGACCATTAATGTTTGCGTCGGGAGATCCATTGGGAAAACGTGCTCTTGCGCGTTCTAATCTGCTATTAAATGTATTTCTTGGGATGTTTAGGGATCTAGCTGCGCCAGATATGTTATTTCCGCAACTTTCATAAACACGAAGGGTTTCAATCATTAGCTCAGTGCTAATTGAAGGCGTTGGCATTGTGTGTTCTCCAGTTTCGTTGTGGCAAACTAGGTCCGCTATGTGTCGCTTTTATATCTTTCTGTTAAAATAGTCCAATAATGATAGCAAATGTGGTTAATCTATAGGGGTTTAAATGGTTCGAACCGGTAATTTTAGGTATGTTCCTTATGAACAAATCGACGAATATCACTTTAAAGGCTGGACGATTGTTGGATATTTAGGCGTTCATTCAGTGCTAATGTGGACATGCGATTGTTGTAATTGACACAAAACATGAACGATGTATTATGAAAAAAGATGCCCCGCCGGAGACTAGCTCAACAGCGGGGCTATCTGAACCAAACATGTTCTTGGCGGAGCATGGTTCAGACAGGGCGAAACTTAAACTCTTCCCCTCGTTTGGTCAATCATCGCCACGGACATTTTGGGCCTCTAGTTAAAACGGGGACATCCGGGTATCGGTAAACGGCGGGCCACTAGAGTTATGGGATACCGTGGGAATGCGTCCATATCCCAACCGCAGCCCTTAGGCACGAAGCGGGGACGCCAAAGGTTATGGAAGCCTTTGAGAAGTAGCGTGTCTGTTGTCAGGGACCATCTTGCCTGACAACCCTCTGAAGCGACGGCGGCTCCGCTGGACAGCAACAGTTGTGGGACCACCCAGTCACAATTGGCTGGGAATGGTCACCCTTGCCTCCTTGCTCTGGCTCACCACTGGACAGTAAGTAATATTATATAGATATAATATATGTAAAAGGCGGCTTTCATGGATGCGATTATACAGCAATATAAACTGGCTTTGGGCACATTATTGATCGCTGTTGATGACGATTGGTCAAAATCTAAAGCTGCAATGGCTGCAAGAAGATTGGTTTCTCGTGATGATATGACAGCAGCAGCTATATTTTCCAACAACCTTGATCTTCGCAACACAGTCAAATCATTGAAAGAAAGCAATAAAATATTGAATAAACGGGTAAAAGAACTGGAAAAATTGGTTTCGTTGCATGAAGTCGCCGATTAGCTTATAGTGCGTTATCATTTGTGAGGTTTACCAATGGCTTTAGTTCCCGGCTTGTCGCCTAATATTCGTCTTGACGATCCAAATCCCCAGCAGCCCCAACCTGCCGATGGCATGGATATTGTTGTGGAAATGGCGGGTAACGATGAAACTGATAAGCCTGAAATGGATATGGATGGCAATGTTCTTCGTATTGAGCACCCAGATGGTACTATTAGCGTATCATTAAATGGCGAGCCGATTGAAAAAGCCGGTAAGAAAACGCAAGAAGGCTGGTTTGCTAATTTGGCCGATGAAATTGAAGATCAAGAACTTAGCCGCATCGTTGATGACTTAACGCGGGGTATTTCAAATGACCTTACCAGCCGTGAAGAGTGGATACAGGAGCGGGCTCAGGGAATTAAACTTCTTGGCCTCAAGATTGAGCTCCCCGGACTTCAAGGAACCCCTGACGGTGCTCCGGTGGAAGGAATGTCAAAGGTTCGCCATCCCCTGCTGCTTGAAGCTGTGCTGCGCTTTCAAGCAAATGCAAGGTCAGAGCTACTTCCAACAGATGGGCCTATAAAGATTAGGGATGATTCGACACATGGATCGCCGAATCGCGATACTATGGCTAACGCTCTTGAGAAGGATATGAACCACTATCTGACTGCGGTAGCTAAAGAGTATTACCCAGATACGGATAAAATGCTTCTTTTGCTGGGCTTTGGTGGAACAGCATTTAAGAAAATTTACTATTGCCCGCTTCGTAACCGTCCAGTTTCCGAATCAATCGACGCTGACGATTTGATCGTTAATAACTCAGCAACCGATTTAGATGGTGCTCGCCGTATCACTCACCGTATCTATATGCGTCCGTCCGTTGTGAAACGTATGCAGATCATTGGCGCATACCGTGATATTGAACTGAACGATGCTAAACAACCAACGCTTGATGCCGTTCAGATGGAAAAGAACGCGCAGCAAGGCATCGCTCAGTCAACATTTAGTGTTGATGACCGCGATCGTGAAATTTACGAATGCTATTGTGAATTGAACATTAAAGGTTTTGAACACAAATTAGAGGGTGCTGAAACCGGATTAGAGGTTCCATACCGTGTTACAATTGACGTGTCTTCTAAGCAAGTCCTGTCCATTGTCCGCAACTACGATGAGGACACGGAAGATTTACCGGAAGCCCGTAAGAACTTTGTAAAATATACGTTTGTTCCCGGCTTTGGCTTCTATGATATCGGATTGCTACATATCCTTGGTAATACCACCAATGCGGTAACGGCTGCGTGGCGAGAATTGCTCGATGCCGGTATGTACGCCAACTTCCCCGGCTTTTTGTATGCTAAACAATCTGGCAGACAGAACAGCAACATCTTCCGCGTTCCTCCGGGCGGCGGTGCTCAAATCGACACTGGCGGTATGCCAATCAATCAAGCAATTATGCCCCTTCCATATAAAGAGCCGTCAGCCGCACTTGGTTCTTTGGTTGAAAGCATGGCGCAATATGGCCAGCGTTTGGGAGGAACATCTGAAGTAGCAGTTGGTGAGGGGCGTTCTGATGCGCCGGTCGGAACCACAATCGCATTGATTGAACAGTCAGTTAAGGTTCTTAATTCTGTTCACAAGCGTATGCACGCGGCTCAGGCTGATGAATTTCAGTTGCTGGCTAAGTGCTTCAAAGAAAATCCCGAATCATTCTGGCAGCGTAACCGCAAGCCTAATATTCCATGGGATGAACAACAATTCCTTCAGGCACTTGAAGACTTCGATATGGTTCCACAGGCCGATCCTAACACGTCATCGAGTAGCCAGCGCATTATGAAGACGGCGGCTTTAGTGCAAATGGCAACGGCTGACCCATCGGGCTTCAATCTTCCAGAAGTTCGCAAGGAAGCACTTTCAACGATTGGTTGGGAAAGCCCAGAACGGTTCTTAGCTCCCCCAGTTCCTCCGCAGCCTAATCCAATGGATCAGGCAAAGATGATTGATTCGCAGGCTAAGATGTTGACGGCCCAAGCTAAAATGGCTGAAGCTCAACACACAGTTCAAGGCGGAGATAAAGCCCAGCAAAATCCGCAAGATATGCAGCTTAAAATGATGGCTGCACAAAATCAGGCGGATGAAATTAAACAGAAGTCTGCCGATAGCCAGATTGATGCCATTAATCGTCAACGTGACCGTGAGAGCCGTGAGCGTCTGGCAGCAGTTAAGCTAGCTGAAGAAGTTATGAAGAACCCAATGGACGGTATGCAAGTGGTTAATCAGATGCTTGATCCAAATATGATCCAGCGTCTGGAAGCCAACGAACAACCGGAGGGGAAACTGCAATAAAAGGGTTGATTATGACGTTTTGACTTGCAATTATGATGGCACTTGGACCGCTGCGGCGGCGAGTGGCTGTAAGATGGTCTTACAGTTAGTCATCGGGCATAATCTTTGCGGGTTCTGTTCGGTCTCCAAGTCTTCTTGAGTTGTTTTCCCTGACTTGGCCCGTTTCTTATCTCCGTGGGAGACGGGCATTTTTCAAGGCTAAGTTATTGATTGAATTGATTAGACAATACGGCGCAGTAATTGAAGTTGGTGTTGGAGTTAGCTGGTTTAGTGGGTTATCCTACTTGGCCCACAAAGCTGCAATCATGTTGGTTGGCAAATAGTCCAATATATCGTAAGATGTTATCATTCTAGGAGTGATAGCAGATGCCTGTTTACCAAGACGATGACATTTCAAAAGCTGTATCGGCTGCTCGTCAACCAAATTTGGTGACTGAGGATGATGTAGCTGGAACATGGTCGCCTCGTTCTAATCCAACACAAGGACAAACGGTAAATTCATATTCTCCGGCTACTGAGGTTGCTCCTAAAAATTTTATGGAGAAATTGCCGGGCGTTCTTTATAATCATTTTGTTGACCCAATGGTAAAGGCTGTGACTGCACCGGGTCGCGTTTATCGCGGTGAAGTTCCAGAAGATCAAATGATTGACGAAGCCAAGAATATGGCCGGTCAAGTAATGTTGGGAAGTTTTGGTGTAGGAGTTCCATCAGCCTTAAGAGAAGGCATTGACCCAAATGTTCTGCGTACGTTTGCTGGTCCGGCATCAAAAACCGCTGATATATACGCTCAAAGAAAAGCGGGATTATTAAAAGACGTTTATAATGCAAGTCCTGAAGATATTTGGCGTCAAACAAAATGGATGCAAGACCCCGCTAAATTAAATTGGATGTATGAAATTAAAGACCCAAGTTTTGCTGAAGCAATTGGTTCTAATCTTGTTGATGAAAAAGGATATGAGCAAGCAAGCAAAGATTGGGTAAATTTAATACCCAAAAGAAAAGATGCAACAGAAATTGCAGGTGATTATTACGAGCAATATTTAGGGTTGCCTCGTTCTAAAATGTTTACAGGTCAAAATACAGAGTTGGATAATCAAGCACTTGCATTTGCAAGAGCATATCCAGACACATCATCTATCAAACTGGGTAATTTAATTAATCATTCAGAACTTTTTTCAGCATATCCTGAATTGGCTGAAATGCCTATTTACAAAGAAAATAGAACAGCGGGATTATTTGGATCGTATAACCCAGAATTTCATGAAATTACAGTGGGCGGAACGGATGAATTTTATCGTCCTCAAAACTCCCATGATACCTATTCTACATTATTACATGAAATTAATCATGCCATTTCACACAGAGAGGGTCGGCCAGTTGGTGGCAATCCTCAATATGCTAATCAATTGCAAGGTACCATAATAGATAAAAAACTTGGTTTATTAAATGATCAAATTGATGATATTAATAATCAATTATCAAAAATTGATAAGTCATCAAAAGAAGCAGAAGATTTAACGCAACAAAAATGGAATATTGTTGATAGAAAAAAAGAATTAATAAATAGTTTTGTAAAACCGTATGAAGCATATCAAAGATTACAAGATGAAGTATTGTCACGTCTTGTTCAAAAAAGGCACGGTTTACTAGCATCTGATGTATATTTTCCTTTATCTGAAAACCCGAAAGAATTTGGTATGGACCGTCCAGTTTCACAACAGTTAATACATGATGATTGGGGATTTCCTCATTGGGGGAAGGCTTCTGGCGGTCGGACATTAGGCAACAACGCCATAGACAACGCATTACGTCTTGCCACTGGCGGCAGAGCGCATTTTGGTTTTGGTGGCGATACCGAATCAGAAGGTTCAAGTCCTGAGCGCGGTGAAACGGGAACTGTTTCTGCTGGACGATCTGCTGATTCATTTCAAGGTGATCCTCGTGGTAATGAACGAGGGTTTGCAGATAGATCCGGTCAAGGTTCAGACGCACAAGTGGGTGCTGGATTAGGGGCTGATCAGCCGTCTTCAAGAGGTTTAAATCCACGCGGTGATGAAGGTATGATGCCTGATACGTCTCCGGGCTGGTCAGGTATTTCAAACGCTCGCCAAAAAATGTTGGATGATATTCTTAACCACACAACTCAAGTTGAAACTGGATCGGTTCCTTCTGCTTATAACAAAAAATCGGGAGCATTTGGCGCATATCAATTAATGCCTAAAACTGCATTAGATGTACTTGGCAAATCATTCCCTGATTTAACAACTCGTCCATCTGTTGCTACTCAAAACCCAGCAGATGTTGCTATGGGAATGCCGTTTAATCCAAATCCGGTTCCTTTAACTAAAGAAGAACAGCTTCGTGAAGTTACGATGAACCCTGATTTACAGAAACAGATTGCTCAAAATTTAACTGCGCAAAATATGATTGCTTTAGGTCCAAGATTTTCAAGTTCGGGAGATGTTTATACCGCCCATTTGCTTGGCGCAGGTGATGCTTTAAAAGTTTTAAACTCTGATCCTAATACACCGCTTGAACAAACTGGCATTGATCCAAGGGCTATTGAGGCCAATAGATTAAATGGTTTAACTGCGGGACAACTTTTAGCTCGCAATGAAAGTAAGATGACCGCTCCCATTCCGGGCAATGAAGCTGTCACAGTTGGCGGGCGTGGATTAGTTGCCGGTAACGATTCAATTAATTCTGGTGCAAGAATTTTGGATGCTTATAGCCCTGACGCCATTTCAAAAGCAAAAGCAGCGGCATCGGATCAATATACTTCTGTTGGAAATGATTGGTCAAAAGGTTCATTTAAGGGAGATACGGCCAACGTCGCTGAAAAAGAACGGTTGTACAATGCTGGCAACCCAATTTTGGGTGCCGGCGTGGCAAATACTGTCACGGGTGATTCGGTTGAGTCTTATGCAGCTAAGTTTGGTATTGATCCAAGCCAAGTTCAGTCTCGCATTACAAATATGAATGGCATCCCTCAAGTCGAATTGTACTCAAAAGACTTGGGCGAGAAGTTCGGCGAAGCTCTTGGTGCCATCTCCAAAGATGTCGGCAGTATGTTCGGATCAAAGCAGAATTACGATCCATTGACTGGACAATATCGTCCCGAAATGTCCTCCTCTGTTGGCCGTGATACATCAGATTCTGGTCAAGTGCGGGGAAGTGACAATCGCGGCGCGTATTACAATCCTCAAATTCAAGAAGCCAGAAATACGGCGATGGGAATGTTTTCTCGCAGGACTGCTCCATATATGTCGGAGCTTGGGGCGTACAATCAGCAACTTCCAAGTGTTACTGGAGAGACGGCTGAACAATGGGCCGCTGCCAATACTGGCGGTGATTTGTCAAAGGTTCATGGTCGCATTAAGTATGTGAATGGTGCTCCTAGGCTAGAATACTTCACTCAATAAAGTTAGATTGTACAAATACTAAAACTGCGCTATTATTCGCCGTACCTGTCAGGAGTTGCCCATGTCTGAACTTGCTAAAACATCGCGCGAAGCAATGCGTGCTAAGGCTAAACGCCTTACATCTGGCGAACCATACGCCAAAGTTGACTCTTCAACTTGGACGCCACCTGAGATGGAAAACGCTGGTGTTAAGACTGGCGCTAGGCCAATTAGCAAGCGTCAGTACAAGTCTGGCGGTAAGGTTCATGGTGCAAACGCCAAGAAGCGCGGCGACCGTATGGCCCGCAAATCTGGTGGCAAGGTAGAGAGCGAAGACCGTTCGAAGCGGTATTTGACACCTGACAATTTAATTAATCGTGATGTTCGCATGGCTAACGAAGAGCGCAAGGGCATTAAGCATGTCGGCGCTTTCAAGAAGGGCGGTCGCATTCATAAGGAAGGCGGCGGCGAGGCCGATGACGCTATTGCAAAGGCACTTCGTCAGGCTGAGATTGAAGACAACATGAAGAACCGTGGCATTCCAGCCCGCGTTCCGTTGCCACCACGTCGTCCAGTTGTTGTTGTTCCACAGCCTAGAGAACGTATTCCTCTAGGCGCAAGCCCAACTTTCAAGAAGGGTGGCGCTGCGAAGCATGATGATGTCGCTGAAGACAAGAAACTCATCAAGAAGATGGTTAAGACATCTGCGATGAAACGTGATGAGCATTGCTGGGGCGGTGAAGCCAAGAAAAAGAAAGCTGACGGCGGAAAAATTGATTGGCTCCGCAAGAAGCACGCTAGCGGTGGCGAAGTATTCTCAGGCGATTCGCTTAAAAAGGTTCCGGGTGTTGTTCCGGGCGGTCGCAATGCTCACAAGCGTGGTGGCAAGGCCAAGGGCAAGACGCACATTAATATCAATGTGAACGCTCATCCTGCTGGTATGCCTATGGCTGGCGGACCAATGGGTGGTGCTCCTATGATGCCTCCACGTCCTCCAATGGCTCCCCCAATGGCTCCTCCTGCTGGTGGCCCTCCAATGGGCGGTGGTCAGCAGATTGATCCGGCAATGCTTGCAATGTTGGCCAAGGGCGGCGCTGGTGGCCCTCCACAGATGCCTCCGCAGGGTATGCCAATGGCTCGCAAGTCTGGTGGCCGTGCAATGGGCAAGCCAGAACATATTATTGATCATGCCGCTGGTGGTGGTCTTGGCCGCCTTGAGAAGATCAAGGCATACGGTCACAACGCATAATCTTTGGTTCCTCCCCCAAAGACAAACTAGGCCGGGGCTTAATTGCTCCGGTCTTTTTTTTGTTTAAAATCATTGGGACATTACAATCATTGCAAACAATTAGTTTAAGAACGGTATTATGTTACCGTTTATGGCACAGACATATTCAGACAGGTTTGCCCGAATACTTGCTCAGTTGATTGATGAAACAATTGCTGAGGAGATTGATCATATGGGCAAGGGAATGATCGATAGCATCACGGACTACAAGTACCGCGCTGGGGTCATTTACGGATTGCGAAAGGTTATCGACCTTATGGATGAGGCCGAAGCCATTAATAACGGTAAAGAGAGGAATTAATAATGCCATATATGCGCATGGAACACGATGTTGACCCTAAAAAAAAGATTTTGGATGAAATTGGGGACGTAAACGATATTGGCGTTTTCAATAATCAAATTTTGGTAGCGATCTATATGCGGCCAGAAAAGACAAAAAGCGGAATCCTTCTTTCTGGCAACACGCGGGATGAAGACCGGTATCAGGGCAAGGTTGGCCTTGTCTTGAAGAAGGGTGCGACTGCTTTTGTTGACCCTGATCATAAGTGGTTCGTTGATACGAATGTTAATGTTGGCGATTGGGTTTATTTCCGCGTCACTGATGGCTGGTCAATCAATGTGCACGGCGTCTCATGCCGTATGCTTGAAGACACTGACGTTCGTGGCAGCACCGAATATCCTGACGCTATTTGGTAAGAGGTTGATATGACTGAAGAAGTAGAAGTTCAGCCGGAAGTTGAAGACAAGATTGAAGTTGTCAACGATGATAATGCTCCGGTAAAGGTAGAAAAAGCTGAAGAAAAAGATGAGATTACGCCTGAAGAGGGCATTAATCATCTTAAAAAACAGCTTGAAGATGAGCGTAAGGCACGCGCTGAAGCAGATCGACGTGCTCATGAGGCCCAACAGGTTGCTCAACGGGCGCAGCGTGACGTTCAAGACGGCGATTATCAGCTAATTGTCAGTGCTATTGATAAAGCAAAGAGCAATTCAGAGCTTTTGAAGAATGCTTACGCTGAAACTATGGCGGCTGGTGACTATCGCAAGGCCGCTGATATTCATGAGGCGCTCGCACTTAATGCAAACAAGCTCGCAACGCTTGAAAATGGTAAGTCTGCTTTAGAAAGTAAGCTAAGGCAGCCAGTTCAACCGGTTGAAAACGATCCTGTTGAGAAATTTGCATCCGTTCTTACGCCTCGTTCGGCTGATTGGATTAGAAGTAATCCTGATTATGCCCGCGATCCGAAGAAATACGATGCAATGGTTCGCGCACATAACCACGCAATGGGTGAGGGATACATTCCTGACACAGATGCTTACTTCCAGCACGTTGAAATGCGTCTTGGATTGCGTCGTGCACCTGAAACTGAAGTTGAAGATGATGTTGTATCGGCTGCGGCAGCGCCAGTTCAGAAAAGAACGGCTGCACCGGCTGCCCCAACTACCCGCATGGCATCAAACTCATCTGGCAAACCAACAACTGTTCGATTGACACCAGAACAGCGTGAAATGGCATCAATGATGGGCATGTCGCCTGAAGATTACGCAAAAAACATGGTTTCGCTTAAGCGCGAAGGCCGTTTAAACTAAGGATATGATTATGACTGAAGAAAATAAGTACAAGGTTGAGAAATCACCCGCACGTCCCGCTGTTCGTGAGGCAATTCGTGATGAAGACCCCCGTGAACGTGCCGCTCGTCGTGCGGAACAGATTCGCAATCAGCGTGGCGGACTTGATAGTGATGGTATTGATGAGTTTTATGTCGATCCATCCATTGTTCCGGATGGTTGGTCTTATGAATGGAAGCGTCACACTTTCCTTGGAAAAGAAGATCCATCTTATCAGGTTCAGGTTGCCCGTGGTGGCTGGGAACCGGTTCCAGCAAGCCGTCATCCAGAGATGATGCCCTCCGGTAATTACACAATTATCGAGCGTAAGGGGCAGATTTTGATGGAGCGTCCTTTGGCATTGACAAATGAAGCGCGTGATATAGAATTGCGCCGTGCCAGAAACCAAGTTCGTGCTAAAGAAGCACAACTTAGCACTGCACCCGACGGAACAATGACGCGTGAACATGAACGTGTTCGTCCTTCGGTAAAGAAGTCGTTTGTACCTATCCCTGTCCCAGAGGATAAGTAACTAACGCACACTCGCCCTTGGGGAGGCGGGTCAAAAATTTATCTAGGTTGGCAGTGCTAGGCGCATAGCAACCTTCATCATTCAGGATTATCTGCTATGGCGAATACGCAAGCGTATTACGGCTTCTTGCAGTTTCAGGGTGGTGCTGGCGGCGCTCCTACGTTCGCTCAGTCACCCCGTCGCATTGCAAGCACCAACACCACGGCCATTTTCACTGGCGACCCGGTAATGCCGGTTGTTGGCACGGCTAATGGTTACATCACTCAGGCTTCTGCTGGCACGACTGCTCTTGCGGGCATTTTTGTTGGCTGTAAGTACCTTTCCACTTCTCAAAAGCGCGTTGTTTGGTCTTCGTATTGGCCGGGCTCTGATGCGACGGGCGACGTCGAGGCTTATGTCATCGATGATCCAAATGCACGTTTCATCGTTCAGACGAGCACGTCTGCATTCCCAATGACGGGAACTGCTACGAACATGACTTCTGGTGTTATTGGTCAAAATGCTCAGTTCACGATTGGTACTGGTTCAACGGCTACTGGCCGTTCGGGCGCTTATCTTTCGTCTATTGGCAATACCAATACTTTCCCATTCACTATCGTCGATTACGCGATTTCGTTCGGTAACGGTGGCGATCCTACGACGCAGTATTGCAACGTGGTTGTCCAGTTTAACAATGAAGTTTGGCGTTCTAACGGCGCAGTGACCGGCATCTCGTAAGGAGTAAATAATCATGGCTGTTAATCTTTCACAGATTAAAGACCTTTTGCTCCCCGGTCTCCGTG